TCCTTGCGCGCCATCGGCGCCCGCATCGAGGCGCGCAAGGACACCGGTGTCGTCCGCTTCCAGGACGGCACGGTGGAGATCAGCGTCGAATTGCCGAAGCGCGTGGAATGGGACCAGCGTCGGCTTGCCACGCTCGCCGAGCAGATTCGCGCCGGTGGCGACAATCCCGCCGACTACGTCGAGACCACCTTCAAGGTGTCGGAGCGCGCCTACACCGCCTGGCCCGAGCGCATTCGGCAAGCCTTCGAGCCGGCCCGCACCGTGCGCACCGGCCGCGCCGTCTATCGCCTGACCATCTGCACCGAGCGCGAGCTGCGTGACGGCGGCGTCCTTCCTTCGCTCGCAGGGGAGCGACGCTGATGGCCCAGCACCAGAGCGGGCCGTCGCCGGCGCTGCGCATCATCACGGCCGACGAGCGCATGGCCGTCGAGCGGATGATCAAGGCAGCCATCTTCGGGCGGAGCGGCGAGGGAAAGACCAGCCTGCTCTGGACCCTGCCGGACATGACCACCCTGTTCTGGGATTTGGAGGCGGGCGACCTCGCCGTCGAAGGGTGGCCGGGTGACACCGTGCGGCCGCGTACCTGGGACGAATGTCGTGATCTTGCGGCCTTCGTCGGCGGGCCGAATCCGGCGCTGCGCGACGAACAGGCGTATTCGCGGGCTCACTACGAGAGCGTCTGCGCGAGGTTCGGCGATCCGTCATCACTCGATCGCTATGCGACGCTGTTCATCGACAGCATCACCGTCGCAGGCCGCCTTTGCCTGCAATGGTGCCGTGGCCAGCCGGAGGCCTTCTCCGACCGCACGGGCAAGCCCGATACCCGCGGCGCCTACGGATTGCACGGCCGCGAGATGATCGCCTGGCTGACCCAGTTGCAGCACACGCGCCGCAAGAACGTCATCTTCGTCGGCATCCTCGACGAGAAGGTCGACGACTTCAATCGCAAGGTCTTCGTGCCGCAGATCGACGGCAGCAAGACCGGCCTCGAACTGCCCGGCATCGTCGATGAGGTCCTGACGCTCGCTGCCATCAAGGGCGAGGACGGCCAACCGCGGCGCGCCTTGATCTGCCAGACGCTGAATCCCTGGGGCTTTCCCGCGAAGGACCGCAGCGGCCGGCTCGACATGGTCGAGGCGCCGCACCTCGGCCGCCTGTTCGAGAAAATTCGCGGCCCCGCGAAACCGGTCGCCGAGCGGCTCGCGCTGCCGGCGCCCTCCGCCACCACCCCCACCAGCTGATCCGAGGAGACCCCGCATGCCCGCGTGGAACGACTACAACGATGCCAAGCAGAACCCGAACCTGATGCCGAAGGGCACTCTTGTGAAGGTGCGGACGACGATCCGCCCCGGCGGCTTCGACGATCCCAACCAGGGCTGGACAGGCGGCTACGCGACGCGCGGTGACACCGGCGCAGTCTATCTCAATGGCGAGTTCACCGTGCTGGAAGGGCCGTACGCCAAGCGCAAGGTGTTCTCGCTGATCGGCCTCTACAGCCCGAAGGGCCCGGATTGGGGCAACATGGGCCGCAGCCTGATCCGCGCGATGCTGAATTCGGCGCGCGGCATCTCCGACAAGGATGTCTCGCCGCAGGCGCAGGCCGCGCGGCGGATCAGTGGCTTCGCGGATCTCGACGGCCTCGAATTCATCGCCCGCCTCGACGTCGGCACCGACGTGAACGGCGAGGACAAGAACGAAGTCCGCGGCGCGGTGACGCCCGATCATCGGGAATACGCGCGGATCATGGGCCAGCATGCGGCACCGGCCGGGTTCGCGACGCCGCCCGCCTACGCCGCGCCCGCGGCCGCGCCAGCGGTCCCGCAGGGCGCATTCCCGGCCGCGCCGGCGCCACCGGCAGCGCACGACCAGCGGCCCAGCTGGGCACGCTGAGGATGATCCTCCGTCCGCGCCAAAAGCTGTTCGTCGAGCGCAGCCTGCATGCGCTCGACGCGCACGACAACACGCTCGCCGTCGCACCGACCGGCGGGGGTAAGACCCTGATGCTGTCGGCCACCATCGCGCAGCGCCTCGGCCGGGGCGGCGGCAAGGCAGCCGTGCTGGCGCATCGGGACGAACTGACGGCGCAGAATCTCGGCAAGTTTCATCGTGTCGCGCCGGGCATCGCCACCTCCGTCGTGGACGCCAGCGAAAAATCCTGGGCGGGGCAGGTCACCTTCGCGATGGTGCCCACGCTCACGCGGCCGGCGAACCTGGACGTCATGCCGGCGCTCGACCTGCTGGTCATCGACGAGGCGCACCACGCCGTCGCCGACAGCTACCGGCGCATCATCGACCGGGCGCGGCACCGCAATCCCGACTGCCGCATTTACGGCGTCACCGCCACACCGAACCGCGGCGACAAGCGCGGGCTGCGGGCGGTCTTCTCGAACGTCGCCGACCAGATCCGGCTCGGCGAGCTGATCGCCTCCGGCCATCTCGTCCCACCCCGCACCTTCGTCATCGATGTCGGCGTCTCCGATGAACTGCGCAGCGTGCGGCGCAGCGGCGAGGACTTCGACATGGGCGAAGTCGCCCGCATCATGGACACCCGGCCGGTCACCGACGCGGTGGTTCGGCACTGGCGCGAAAAGGCCGGCGACCGGCAGACGGTGGTGTTCTGCTCCACGGTTGCGCATGCCGAGCACGTTGCCGGCGCGTTCAATGCCGCCGGCGTGCCGGCGGTGATGGTGACCGGCGACATGCCGGATGGCGAGCGCCGCTCCGTCCTTGCCGCCTACGCCCGCGGCGAGGCGCAGGTCGTCGTCAACGTCGCCGTGCTCACCGAGGGCTGGGATCATCCCCCCACCGCCTGCGTTGTCCTGCTGCGCCCGTCCTCCTTCAAATCCACCATGATCCAAATGGTCGGCCGCGGGCTGCGCACCGTCGACCCGGCGGAGTTTCCCGGCATTGTCAAGCGCGACTGCATCGTGCTCGACTTCGGCACCTCCTCGCAGCTGCATGGCTGCCTTGAGCAGGACGTCGATCTCGATAGTGAACCGGGCCAGGGCGAGGCGCCGACCAAGACCTGTCCCGAATGCGAGGCCGAGATTCCGATCGCCGTGATGGAGTGCCCGATCTGCGGCCACGCCTTCACGCCCCGCGATCGCGCCGCGCCGCTTGCCGACTTCGTCATGATCGAGCTCGACATGCTCAAGCGGTCCAGCTTCCAGTGGTGCGACCTGTTCGGCGACGATGCCGCCCTGCTGGCCAACGGCTTCCATGGTTGGGCTGGCATCTTCTTCCTGGAGGGCGCGTGGCACGCTGTCGGCGGCGCCAAGGGGGAACAGACCAGGCTGCTGGCGATCGGCGAACGCCTGGTCACGCTCGCTGCCGCCGATGACTGGCTGAACACCCACGAGACTGACGAGACCGCCCACAAGAGCCGCCGCTGGCTGCGCGAGCCGCCCACCGACCGCCAGCTCGCCCACCTGCCGCCCGCCGCGCGTGCCGATCTCGGCATGACCCGATACCAGGCCTCCGCGCTGCTGACCTTCAAGTTCCATCGGCACGACATCCGGCGCGTCGTGATGGGCGCGCAGCCCGCGCTTCGGCAGGCGGCATGATCGATGCGCTCGCCCGAACCGCCCTGCGCGGTCTGCGCCCGGCCAGCGCGCGGCTTCGGCTGGTTCGACGCAGCACGCCGAACTTCGCCACGGCCGTCTGTCTCGTTTTGCGGCATCGCCTGCCAGACCTTCTGGACGCGGCTCGCCGCACGGTCGCTCGCCATGGTTGACCTGACCGAGCAGGAGCAGGCGGCGATCCGGGCCGCCATGCGCCGCGTCGCCGAAAGCATGGGCGAGATCGGCTGGGCCACCCGGCTACAGGACCTCACCGAGCCGCAGGTGCTGACGCTTATCGAGGTCGCCGTCGGCGGCTTCCAGGAGGCGATGCAGTCCATCGCGCGCGGCCAGCCTGCGACGGAGATGCCCTTCTGATGCTGGACTTCAACAGCCGCGGCCAGACGTCCCTGCACGTCAACGCGTCGGTCGACGCCGCCCTCGTCGCGCGGCACGCCGCCACGCCGCCGCGCAGCTATCTCGGCGGCTCGCGGCTCGGACATGCCTGCGAGCGCGCCCTGCAATTCGAGTTCCTGCAGGCCCCGAAGGACGACGGCGCCGAGTTCGACGGACGCATCCTGCGCATCTTCGGGATCGGCCATGCGCTGGAGGATGTCGCGATCGACTGGCTCCGCGCCGCCGGCTTCGATCTGTACACCCGCAAGGGCAACCGGCCGGATGGCGAGCAGTTCGGCTTTGCGGTCGCCGGCGGGCGCATCCGCGGCCATGTCGATGGCATCCTGGCAGGCGGCCCAACGATCCCCGGCATGGCGTTCCCGGCGCTCTGGGAATGCAAAACCATGAACGCCAAGGCCTGGCGCGAGACGTCGAGCAAGGGTGTCGCTGTCGCCAAGCCGATCTATGCCGCGCAGATCGCGGTCTACCAAGCCTACATGGACGCCACGGTGCCAGGCGTCGCCGACAATCCAGCCTTGTTCACCGCCATCAACAAGGACACCGCCGAGCTGCATCACGAGCTGGTGCCGTTCGACGCGGCGCTGGCGCAGCGCATGTCGGACCGCGCGGTGCGCGTGCTCACTGCCTGCGACGCCGGTGACCTCCTTCCGCGCGTCGCCACCAGCGCCGACTTCTTCGAGTGCCGCTTCTGCCCCTGGGCCAAGCGCTGCTGGAACCTGCCGGCGTGAATCCCTGGGGCGACTTCAACGATGCGCCGGGTATGCCCTGGGAGGAGGGGACGGGCGCGCCGACCATCAACCACGGCGCCATCGCCACCTTTCTCGATGTCGTGTTCGGTTATTGCGATGGGCTGATCCCGGTCCGCGGATTCATCGATCAGGGGCAGGGGATCGACAGCCGGCCGCACAACATCTGGATCCCCGCCGACGGGCACGCGGCGGAGTCGCTCGGCGCCTTCGCCGCCTGGGCAGCTCGCGGCGGCAGCGCCGTCTACGTCATCCCCGGCACCGTGGCGGAGCGCAACCAGGCGCGCGCCGAGCACGTCGTGCAAATGCAGGCCGCCGTCGTCGATCTGGACACCGGCGACGTCGCGGCGAAGCTCGCGCACCTGGTCCAACATCTCGGCGCGCCGACGCTGCTGGTGGAAAGCGGCGGCCGAACCGCCGCGGGCGCGGCCAAGGTGCACGCCTGGTGGCGGCTGACCGAACCGGCCGAAGGCGCCGACCTCGCGCGGCTCTGCGCGCTGCGCGGAGAGATCGCCGACAAGGTCGGCGGCGACCCTCACTTCCGCTCGGCGCACCAGCCGATCCGCGTGCCAGGCACACTCTATAGAAAGGGTGGTGCCGAGCGCGTCGTCACCATCCGCCAGTACGTTCCCGAGCGCGAAGTCGATCTTCGCGAATTCGCCGACGCTGTCGCCGCCATGCCTTTCATGCCGGGGCAGGAGCGGGCGCAGCACGCGCCGCAGAGCGACCGGCCGAGCATGGACGCCATCCTCACCACGCCAGTGCGTGAGGGCGCCCGGGACGGCTGGACACGGTTCCAGGGCGCCAGCGCCGCCATCGGCCACTTCATCCGCATGGTCCACGAGGGCCGCCTGACACCGGACCAGGGGTGGGAGGCGATCGCCGGCTACAACGCCGCCTGTCTGCGCCCGTCTTGGCCGCTGGATCGCCTGCGTGCCGAAGCCGACGCCATCTGGGCACGCCACGTCGAGCGGAACGGCCCGCCGCTGCTCCGCGCCGATGCGTCGGCGCCCGCCGTGGTCGCTGCCCACACGCTCGGCTCGCTGCTCGACGACACCTCGCCCATGCCCGACGACCTCATCGGGCCGCGCGTGCTCACCCCCGGCGGCATGCTGGTACTCGGCGGCGCGCCGAAGGTGGGCAAATCCGACTTCCTGATCAGCCTGCTGGTGCATGCCGCCGCCGGCGCGCCCTTTCTCCGCTTCACCGCGCCGCGCCCGCTGCGCGTCTTCTATCTGCAGGCCGAAATCCAGTACCACTACCTGCGCGAGCGCTTGCAGCAACTGCGCGTCGACCGCGCCGTCCTCGCCCGCGCCCGCGACACCCTCGTCGTGACGCCGAAGCTCCGCATGCTGCTCGACGAGACGGGCGTGCCGCTGGTCGCCGCCGCCATCCGCCAAGCCTTCCCGGATGCACCGCCGGACCTCATCTGCATCGACCCGATCCGCAACCTGTTCGACGGCGGCCCCGGCGGCGAAGGCGAGAACGACAATGCCGCCATGCTGTTCTTTCTCCAGAACCGCGTCGAGGCCCTGCGCGACCAGGTCGCCCCCGAAGCCGGCATCATCCTCGCCCACCACACCAAGAAACTCGCCAAGCAGCAGGTCAAGGACGATCCCTTCCTCTCGCTCTCCGGCGCCAGCGCCCTGCGCGGCTTCTACACCTCGGGGATGATCCTGTTCCGGCCGGACGAGGAGGAGACGCCGCGCGAGCTGCATCTCGAACTCCGCAACGGGCCGGCGCTGTCGCCGCTGCTGATCGACAAGCGCGGCGGCGCATGGGTCGAGCTCGATCGCAAGGGCGAGCGGATCGTACGCAAGGACATCGGCCGCAAGCTCGATGCCGAGCGCACACGCCGCCATGACGTCATCCTGCAAATCCTCGCGAACGAAGCCCGCGAGGGAAAGGTCTACACGGGCAGCGCCTTCGCCGCGCAGTTCGAGAACACCCACGGCCTGGGCGGCGACGACACCATCGCCCGGCGCATCAACGTCCTCGCCAACAAGGGTTACATCAAGTTCCTCCGCGCCGCGCCCGAACTCGGCATCGCGCCGAGCAAGTCCACCAAGGGCTATCTCGTCGTCCAGGACATGCTGTTCGGCACGGACGGCGAAACCATCGATCCAGAGACGGGCGAGATCACCCAGACCCTGCTTCCGCTTCTCCCGACGCACTTCCAGTCGGAGACCAACAGCGCGGTCCTGCCGGTCGAGAACCCGGAAATCTGGGTGCTCAACGACCCGGAGGCGGAGGCCTGATGCGGCCGATCGGAACGCTCACGCACCGTGCGGAACTTGCTGCGGAACTTCCAAGTTCCGCAAGTTCCGCAACCCTGCGGAACTTCCCTGCGGAACTTGAATTGCCCTGCGATATCAATGGGTTGGCCAAGTTCCGCAAGTTCCGCAGCGAGGCTTTGCGGAACTTGCTTGCGGAACTTCAAAACACTCAACGAAATCAAAGCGTTGGGGAAGTTCCGCAAGTTCCGCAAAACGCCACCCCCCTACGGGGGGTGTGCGTGCGCGCCTCAACGGCGCGCGCACACCACACCCGAGGGCGCTTGGTTCGGGTTCGTGGACCGCCTTCGCCAGGGTCATTCCCATCGAAGCCGGACGACGACGGCGAGCTCCGCCAAGAACCGCGCCGTCGCCGCCCTCACCACGATCATCCCCTTCCGGAGAACACCATGGCGCTCGCGACTCTCACCATGCCCACCGCCGACGCAAGCAGGCCGCCGATCATCGCCCAGCCGCATGTCGCCCTCCGTCACCATGCCGTCCTCGCGCTCGACCTCGGCACCACCACCGGCTGGGCTCTCCTCGGCCAGGACGGTCGCGTCACCTCCGGCACCATGACCTTCCGCCCGAGCCGCTTCGAAGGCGGCGGCATGCGCTTTCTCCGTTTCCGCAGTTGGCTCGACGAGGTCGGTGATCTCTCCGGCGGCTTGCTTCGTGTCGTCTTCGAGGAAGTCCGCCGCCACGCCGGCACCGACGCAGCCCACATCTACGGCGGCTTCCTCGGCCAGCTCTCCACCTGGTGCGAGGAGCACGAAGTGGCTTACGAGGGCGTCCCGGTCGGCACGATCAAGCGCTTCGCGACGGGCAAAGGCAACGCCGACAAGGCGGCCATGATCGCCGCGATTCGCGCCCTCGGGTTCGCGCCGACCGACGACAACGAAGCCGACGCGATCGCCCTGCTGCTGTGGGCGACAGACACCAGCGCGGGCCGCGCGTGATGCTCCCCGGCGCACCGCAGCCACCGCGTTCCTCCCTGGATCGCGGCACGCGCAGTCCGACCACGGAGACGGAACTCACTGCGATGCGCGCTGCCGCCTGGCATCGCCACGGCGTCTTCGCGCTCGCGATCCACGACATCGCCGATCCCTGGCTGCGCCAGGCGGTCATCAACGAAGCGACGCGGCGCTGGGGGCCGCGCAACGGGGGACATCATGGCAGCTAAGCGCAAGCCGAAGCAGGCGAAACAGCATGACGACGATCTGTCGAAGCCGTCGAAGTGGCGGCTACAGCATGGCGGCTTCTCCGCACCAATCCGCGATGCTGACCCGGAGACAGGCAGCCCCGTCGAATATCGCCGCGCCGTCGACACTCTCGCGCTGATGCTGGCCAACGGCACCATCACGCCGCAGATGCACGAAGCGGGCAGCACCTTCCGCACGCTGTTCCGCTCGGCGGCGCTCGACACCATCGCCACGTCGCAGCTGATCCGGCTCGCCGGTGCGACCAACGACGACATGCCGAATCGGCAGATCGAGGCGCGGCGTCGGGTCGCCAACGCGATCGATGCCCTCGGCGGCCACGACAGTCCCGCCGGCTCCTGCGTCTGGTTCGTCGTCGGGCTGGAGTTCTCGCTGCGCGAATGGGCGCAGCGGCAGGGCTGGTCCGGCCGCACCGTGCATGGCCCAACGGCGCAGGGCATGCTCGTCGCCGCGCTCGGCACGCTGGCCATGCACTTCGGGCTGACGCCGCGTCAGCGCGCGGCGTGATCGTGTGCGGCACGAGCGTCGGATGATGCCTTCGCGCGCTGTTACAATTCTCCCTGTAGCGGCGCGCGAATCAGCTGTCCTATGACCACGCTACGTCGAGATGATGCGACGCGGCGGTGGCGAACGAGCCACTGAGCCAGACAATCCGAAGCGTGGCTCGCGAGCCGCAGGGTCCTTCCCACCGGAGGTGTATGCGGGGAGCAAGCGCGCGCCACTTCGCTAGCGTCTGGCATTTCGTCGAAGTTGCCAGCCAGTTGCCGTTGCCAGATGCAGCGGCCTTCCTTGCACGAACACGCAGGTGCAGATGCCTCAGGCCCCTTGGGCTGCGAGCGCCGTCGAGGCGCGCGCGGTCGCCGCGCTGCTGCCCTATGCCGGCAATGCGCGCACGCATGCCGCCGAGCAGGTGGCGCAGATCGCGGCCAGCATCTTGGAGTTCGGGTTCGTGGCGCCGGTCTTGGTGGACGAGCGGGACGAGATCATCGCCGGCCACGGACGGCTGCTGGCGGCGAAATCGCTCGGCCTCGACACCGTGCCCACGATCGTCCGCGCCGGTCTCTCCGACGCGCAGAAAGCCGCGTATCGCCTCGCGGACAATCGCATCGCGCTGAACGCGGGATGGGACGAGGCGCTGCTTGCGGCTGAGATCGCGAAGCTGCAGGAGATGGGCGGCATCGACCTGGCGCTGACCGGCTTCGACGGCGCGGAGATCGACCGGCTGCTGGCCGGGCTGGAAACCGAGGCCGGCAACCTGCCGGCACCGGCCGTTGCCAGCGGCGGCGAACCGCAGTCTGGCAACCCCGCGCCGGATGGCGACGAGGCTGATCCCGCAGACACCACGCCAGAACCACCGCGCCAGGCCGTCACCCGCCCCGGAGACCTCTGGATGCTCGGCGAGCATCGCCTGCTCTGCGGCGACAGCACCGACGCTGAGTCTGTAGCGCGGCTGATGTCCGGCGATCGCGCCGCGCTGCTGTTCACCTCGCCGCCCTACGGCAATCAGCGCGACTACACCACCGGCGGCGTGTCCGATTGGGACGCGCTGATGCAGCGTGTGTTCCAGCATCTCGACGCTGTGCTGCGCCCGGACGGCCAGGTGCTGGTGAACCTCGGGCTGATCCACCGCGACGGCGAATGGCAGCCCTACTGGTCCTGCTGGCTCGACTGGATGCGTGCGCAGGGCTGGCGGCGCTTCGGTCTCTACGTCTGGGAGCAGGGCCCCGGTCTGCCGGGCGATTGGAACGGCCGGCTCGCGCCGGCCTTCGAGTTGCTGTTTCACTTCAATCGCGAAGCGCGCCGCCCCAACAAGATCATCCCTTGCCGCTGGGCAGGGCATGTGAACTCCGAGAAGGGTGGCCTTCGCGCGAAGGACGGCACGGTCGGCGAGTGGCAGCATGCCGGCCAGGGCGTACAAGAGACGCGCATCCCCGACAACGTGCTGCGCATCACCCGGCACAAGGCGCGCGGCATCGAGACGGAGCATCCGGCGGTGTTCCCGGTGGCGCTGCCGGAGTTCCTGATGCGGACCTACACGGACGAGGGCGACATCATGTTCGAGCCGTTCGGCGGTGCGGGAACCTCCATCATCGCTGGCCAGCGGACGGGGAGGAAGGTGCGGGCGATCGAGTTGGCGCCGGCCTATGTCGACCTCGCCATCGCTCGTTGGCGGATGCTGTTCCCGGACCTGCCGGTGACGCTGGCGGACGATGGGCGGGACTACGACGCCGTCGCCGCGATTCGCGCGGAGGCCATCGCCGATGCAGCTTGACCTTCGCGTCGAGATGATGCCGGTGGCGTCGCTCGCGCCGTATGCCGCGAACGCCCGGCTGCATCCGACCAAGCAGGTGGCGCAGCTGGCGGCGTCGATCGGCGAGTTCGGCTTCAACGTGCCGGTGCTGGTGGATGACGCGGGCGTCTTGATCGCCGGCCACGGCCGCGTGCTCGCTGCCAAGGCACTCGGCCTCGACGAAATACCGGCGATCCGGCTTGGCCACCTGACTGAGGCGCAGGCGCGGGCGTTCCGGCTGGCGGACAACCAGCTGGCGCTGAACTCCACCTGGGACGAGGGCCTGCTGGCCGCGGAACTGCGCGCGCTGCGCACGGACGAGTTCGACCTTGGCGTGATCGGCTTCGACGGCGCGACGCTGGATCGGCTGCTGGGTGAGGCGGCGCCAGACGCACCCGCGCCCGGCAGCGGCGATCCCGATGCACCGGCGTCGGAGCCGCCGGCCGTTCCCGTCACGCGGCCCGGCGACCTCTGGCTGCTCGGCCAGCACCGGCTGCTGTGCGGCGACGCCACCAGCGCTGCCGATGTCGCCCGGTTGCTGAACGGTACGACACCGCATCTGATGACCAGCGATCCACCATATGGCGTGAACTACGATCCGGAGTGGCGCAACGAGGCCGGCGTCTCGGCGACGATGCGCACCGGCAAGGTGGCGAACGATGACCGCGCCGACTGGCGTGAAGCCTGGGCGCTGTTCCCCGGCGATGTCGCCTATGTCTGGCATGCCGGCGTGCACAGCCGCACCGTCATCGAGAGCTTGGATGCCGCGGGCTTCGTGGTGCGTAGCCAGATCGTCTGGGCGAAGTCGCGCTTCGTGTTGGGGCGCGGCGACTACCATTGGCAGCATGAGCCGTGCCAACCCGCTGGGACGATGGTTCAGAAGGTAGTCGATCGCGGCATTGGCTCCCAGCCGGCCAAGATCGCCGAGGTCCCCATTGAGACACTCAGCGCGGGCGATTGCGTCGTCTCTTATAATTCCTTCGAGAGCGTTGTTCGGCGGCGTGGTCGGCAGATCACTCAAATTGCTGAGCGCCAGTTCGACGGGTTCATGCACACGATCTCGGCTGCCGGACGAGTCACTCGCGCGACCCCCGAGCACCGCTTCTCGGCGCGGCTGAACCCTGATGCCGCAGACAAGCAGGTGGTCTACCTCATGCGCCGCGGCGAATGGTGGCGCGTCGGGCGGGTGCGGCTGTTCAACTCGCGCGGTTTTGGACTCGCCACGCGCCTTGCGGACAACAAAGCCGAAGAAGCCTGGATCGTCTCCGTGCACGACAACGCCGTCGAAGCCCAATGCGCGGAACAGGTTCTGTCCTGCAAATACGGCATCCCGACAACCCACTGGGAAGTGGATGACTGGGTCGATGCGCCGGAACGGAATAGGTCTTCGGAGATGATCGCGGGCATCTACGCGAGCCTCAATCTGAGCGGTCTTACGGCACGGGCGACGCTCCTGCTCTGTGAGCATCGCCTTGAGCGGGATCATCCCTTCATCGCGGCACATGACCAGCTGATGTTCTCTCGTCGGGCAACACGGCTCGTGCGAGCCTGCAATTTGCACGCAAAGATCATGCAGATCCCGAAGCCATCTACGGGCGACGACTTCGAATGGGTTACCGTCACCGGAAATGACGCAGCTCCATTCGGCGGCCTGGTCTACTCGATGGATGTCGATCGGGACTTCCACTACGTGGCGGACGGGCTGGTCACCCACAACTGCCTCTATGCCGTGCGCAAGGGCGCGACGGGCCACTGGCAGGGCGCGCGCGACCAGGCGACGCTCTGGCCGATCAGCACCGGCGGCGACGAGGATGCCGCCACCATCCATGGGACTCAGAAGCCCGTCGAGTGCATGCGCCGGCCGATGCTGAACAACAGCGCGCCAGGCGATGCGGTCTACGAACCCTTCTGCGGCAGCGGCAGCACCATCATCGCAGCGGAGACCACGGGACGCATCTGCCTCGCGATGGACATCGACCCGCGGTACATCGACGTGGCGGTGCGGCGGTGGCAGGCCTTTACCGCCCGGCCGGCGGTGCTGGCCGGCGAGGACCGGGTGTTCGAGGATATCGCCAAGAGTCGGGGCGTCGAACTCGAACCCGCCGCAGCAGCGATGTAGCTTTGCGTCATGGCCGACCCCTTCGATCTCGACCGCTTCGTCCAGGCGCAGGCGCCTGTCATGTCCGATGTGCTTTGGGAACTATGCGAGGGCCGCAAGCGCACGCACTGGATGTGGTTCGTGTTTCCGCAGCTCCGCGCGCTCGGCCAGAGCGCCACCGCGAAGCATTACGGCATCGCGTCGCTCGACGAAGCGCGCGCCTACATGGCGCATCCCATCCTGGGGCCGCGGCTTGGCGACTGTGCCGGCCTTGTGCTGGCGATCCAGGGTCGGACGGCGCACGACATCTTTGGCAGCATCGATGCCTTGAAGCTGCGCTCGTGTATGACACTGTTCATGGCGGCGGTACCGGACATCGCCGTGTTCGGCGATGTCATCCGGAAGTACTACGATGGCCTGCCGGACGAGCGCACGATGGCACTGCTGGCGAGCGGCTGACAACGCGAAACCGCCGCCCGCGCGATGCGGGCGGCGGCTTGCTGCGACGGTGCGCGTCGCTCAGTCGGCGATGCGGTAGATGCTGTAGCTGCCGCGGGCGCCATCCTTGTTCGGCCCGACCTGGCGGATGCGCTCGGCGGCGATCACGGTGATGCCCTGGCGCTTCTTGAGGCCGGCGAAGAACCCGCGCACCGTGTGCTGCTGCCAGCCGGTCGCGTCCACGATCTGCGCGATGGTCGCCCCCTCCTCGCGGCGGAGCATCGCCAGCACCGTCTCCTGCTTGGTGCCCTCGCGCGGCTTGCGCGGCGTGCCGGCCTCGCGCGGCGCCCTGATGGCGAACGCGGCGCGCAGGGCCTGCATCGGGCCTTCGAGGGCGGCGACGATGTCCGTCGTGCGGTTGGCTTCGTCATCCCAGGCG